GGATCATCTAACTTTTATTAGGTCTGAATACCTCGTAGTATATCGTGGAGATAACATATCCCGTTTCATCTGCCACTGCTGCTGTATGCCCTGCCCGGCAAAATAAAGCGTTCCCTTTCCATCTTTCGCGTTCAGATAATCCAGAACTTCCATCAACCTTTCGCTACCAGCACGCGGTGCGTTTTCGTCGAACAGGTTCAACTGAGCCACGCCTTGGCTGAAAAAATCTCCCAGCAAGATTCCAGCCTTTTGATAGCGATGGCCATCCTGCCAGATTTTGTCCAGGCACTTTACCGCGGCGTTGATGATGTCGCGAGAATCCTGTGTGGGGGTGAGAAGCTTTAAGGACGCACTGTTACCGTAATATGGCTCGTTAAGCGCAAAGGGAGAGGTTTTCACGAACGCAGAGATAAAGCGGCAGTACTGATGTTCACCCCTAAGTTTTTCAGCACCACGGGCGGCATAGCTGCAGATAGCCTGGCGCATCTGTTCGTACTCGGTGACGCGTTCGCCGAATGACCGACTGCAGACGATTTCCTGCTTAGCTGGTGCAAACTCCTCCAGATCCAAACATGGTTCGCCGCGCAGCTCCCGGACCGTTCGCTCGAGTACTACGTTAAAGTGTTTACGGATAATCCATGTGCTTTGTTCTGAGAGGTCCAGAGCCGTTTTGATGCCCATGGCGTCCAACTTCTTACTAATGCGCCTGCCGACGCCCCAGACATCCTCCACAGGCACGATAGCCAATAGTCGACGCTGGCGATCGATATTGGACAAATCAACAACTCCGCCTGTCTGCCTCTGCCATTTCTTGGCGGCGTGGTTGGCCAGCTTAGCGAGGGTTTTCGTCTGCGCGATGCCAACTCCCACGGTCAGGTGCGTACGCTTTAGAACCGTAGCACGGATCTCTTTGCCGAACTCCGTCAGATCCTTGCAGTTGCGAACACCAGTCAGGTCGCAGAAAGCCTCGTCGATTGAGTATATTTCGACACGAGGGCTCATTTCCTCCAGTGTGGTCATAACCCGGTTGCTCATGTCTGCGTACAGCTCGTAGTTACTGCTGAAGCAAACAACGCCAGCACGCCGGAAAAGCTCCTTTTGTTTGAAAAATGGCTCCCCCATGGTGATCCCGGCGGCTTTGGCCTCGGCGCTGCGCGCAATTACGCAGCCATCATTATTCGAGAGAACGACAACCGGGCGTCCCCTCAAATCAGGCCGAAACACCATCTCGCATGATGCGTAGAACGAATTCACATCACAGAGAGCAAACATATTCAGCTCGCAGATTTAACGATGAAAGTCACGACGCCGAAAACGTCCAGCGTATCTTCGCTGCCGACAACGATAGGACTGTAGGCGCTATTCATAGGATTGAGTTGAACGGTCGGGCGTAACTGCAAACGCTTAACAGTGAATTCCCCTTCTACTGCCGCGATGACAATATCACCATGCTCAGCGGTACGTGAGCTATCGACCACCAGCAGATCGCCGTCGCTGATTCCGGCTTCAATCATCGAGTCTCCGGCAGCTTTGACGAAATATGTTGAACTCGGGTGAGCGACAAGTAACTCATTGAGATCGATGCGCTGTTCAACGTAATCAGCCGCAGGGCTTGGGAAGCCACACTGCACTAAGTCACTGAAAAGTGGAAGGGCGATAATTTCTCGAAATTCTGTTGGCCTGATGAATTCCATTGCATATACCTCAAATACTGTTTTTATATACAGTAGTTTTATTTATAAGTGTCCGCAAGATACAGGCCCTACCGTGACTGCTTAAAGATTCGCCGTTTCGTTTCTAAGTTTCTATGTCGCTTTGAATTATGAGTTTTGTAAATTTTAAGGTCGTAACCCATTACGAGCATATTTTAGCCTCTTCTTCTAAAGCTCTGACGCGGATTGCCAGCGCTTTGATTGCCGCCAGCGCATCAAGCAACATAGGGGTCTGATCGAGGTGCAGCAGGCCGCCTATTTCTTTAACGTATTCAGGATCAATCGTTTCAATCTGTTGAGATATAACTCCGCGCCGTGGGGTCTGCGTTTCATCATCCTTAAAAGTGAAGTGCTTGAACTCCATCCGGCAGATATTCAGCAGAGCTTCTTCTGGATCAAGGTCATCGCCGATGTTTTTCATAGTTCTGTCAGATACCGCTGAAGTCGTGATCTCCTTCCAGGGACTCCATACATCGGTGTTATACCCCCTGAAAAAAAATCTACCCGCATCGGTTTTGCTGGCGTATGGCAAGCAAAATTGTGTCATGGCAACACCAGCAATACGGACATAATTTTGGACATAACCATACCAACTGGAGATAGGCCCAGAGGTAGATTTAGCCATGTCTATGAGCAAACGAAAGGTTCCTGGCTCTGTCAGACTGTCGAAGTTTGTCCCATCAGGGGCAACAGCCGTGTCTGTTTTAAAGACTCTGGCATCTCCTGTTGGTAAGCCGAAAGCTCCAACCTGCATGACGTTCCCGGCCGACGTTCCGACGTCCTTTGTCGCGCTACTTCCTAAACCGAGGTTTGTGCGAGCGTCTTCTGCCTTTGTTGCTCCGGTTCCGCCGTCAGCAACAGCCAGCGCACCGTTACTCCCTTTCTGCGCCAGTTTACCGATGCCGGGGATCGTAACAGAGGTGCCATTGATGGTAACAGTGATGCTCTGGTTTGCTGAGGTGGTGGCGAACGTCTCCCACGCGCCGATGTTCTCGTCATACTCTTTGATGAGCTGCGACATGGCCTGTGCCAGGCCGTCGACTGAGATATTGTCTGACACAAGGATTCCATACTTCTGGCCGCTCAGCGCCGGGGAAGCAGCTGGCGTAACCGTCATTGACGTGGCGCTGTTCACGGATGAAATCTGGAACAGCTGCACCGGGTTAGACATCACGATAATCGTCTGGCCAGCGCGGACCTGGCTGGCGGGTGCCGTCCAGTTCGTGCCGGTCCCGGTTGCGGTGTTTCCGTTAATGGCGATGGTGCCGGTGTTATAAAGCATATTTTCTCCAGGCAATAAAAAACCCCGCCGTGGCGAGGTTTGTTTTGAAACAGAATGAGTTATTGGCAGGTGGTGCTGATGAACGTGTTGGCACTAACCCAAGTCCAGTTAAAGGGATAACCGGCGCGGTACTGGGTCTGATTGTTTTGTTTACGCACTCCGTAAATCTGGACACTGTTTTCCTGCCCGCCGATAAGGGCTGTACCAGAACACACAGGTTGCTGTTTCTCAATAACGCCAGCGCAACCGGAGAGCAAAACTGCCACCGCCAAGCAAAGAATCATGTTTTTCATAGTGGTTATATCCCAGGGCATTCACAAGGTTACACAATAACAATATGAATCAATGGGATATAATTGATTTGGTAGATCAATCATCCAAAATTGATCGTTGAAAACGATCAATCATAGTTGGCGCAGTTAATGGCCATGATGACGTTTCTCATGTTTGAGTACGCGACGTTTTGCAGGCTCCCGGTGGGGGTTGTCTGAGGTCTGGCAAATATCCGCGTATTGCTCCCCTCAAGTTTCGCCATGCTCTTGTATATTGCCGAGTATGGCTGCGGCTGACCTCCTGCTGATACAACCCCGGTAATCAGGCCGAGCATAACAGGCATGCAGGCCCACTTCCCCGCCCGGGTTGTGTTGATGTTATAGCCTGAGCTGGCATCCACTCCGGCAGTGCCTATGGTAACGACATCACCAAGCGTGCGCGTCTCGTGGGTTAAAATCAGGGCCCCAGATGCATCCCACACGGCCATCCCGTAATCTGGCTTTGTCTGGGGGAAAATAGAGAAAAAATAAACGTACGCCGTGCCGGTTGCATTAGGTCTGAGAAAATCAATCGTGATGGTGTTTCCGCTTACCGTCTGAGTGATTTCCACCTCAACCGTGCAATGAACGAAGGCCACAACGGGCTGACCTGAGGGAAAGGTGTGCGTCACCTTGGTATTGAAACCCGATGTTCCCTGCAGTGCCGCTGTTTTGCGCGCCTGTAATGCAATTGGCGAGCTATTCGCGGTAACCCATACCTCACCGCTCGTCGTCGTCAGTAAACCGCCGTACTGCGCCATTCATGTCCTCTCGATTTGGAAAATGAGAAAAGCTGCAACAGCGGGTTCAGTCCCTGCTGAGTAGTCGGTATCCCCCACTGAGGAAACCGTTGCAGTACCGCCGGAGATGGTGATCTTCCTTCTTCCCGTTCCCCACTTATCATCGTTCATGACCTGAAAATAGGTCAGTTTGCAGCCCGGTGGAAGGGCAACAGAATAAGAGCCTGTTTTCTGGTTAACGGCCAGCTGCAGATAGCCGCAAACGCTGACTGGCTTAATTCCATAGTTGTTAACCTTGCCTGATGCGTCCCATGTTTGAACACCGTAATCCGCCATCGTATCTCCTAAAAAAAAGAGGCCCCGCAAGAGGCCTCCCGTCACCATGTACCAGTGATTCTCCCGATCTGCACCCTCAACACATTGTTGGAGTCCCGTACACTGATTGTCTGGTTGGTCTGTTTCATGGCCCCCTCGCCAGCCGTCGAACCGTAGTTCTCAAACGTACCGGCCTTATCCAGCCTCCACCCGACTGAGCCAGCCACATAGTTATTCGACTGGATATAGTTGCCGATTTTGGCGTTCTCAATGGTGCCGTCCTGGATGAAGCTGGCCCGGATGAATGTCTGCCCGTTCTGGATCACGAACGGCAAGGCCACGCTGTTACCGGCCGCCGTGGTGACTGCGAAGCGATCTGCCAGGAAGATAACCTGCGACTGCATGCCGGATGGCGTATTCTCAACGCCGATCCCCATCCCCGCGGCGTAATACTGCCCGTTGCTGGAGACACCAACCTTGATGTTGTACATCGCGCTGAGGTCGCCGTTTAGGTTCGCTATGGCCTGAGCGTTGGTGGTGATGGCTGAGCTATGCCCGTTCACCGTCGCCGTGATGCTGTTTACCTGCGTGGCCATAGCCTGCTGGTAATTGGAGAACGTCTGGTTCAGGCTGTTGATGGATGCCTTGTTGCCGTTAACTTCCGTCTGCAGGCTCAGCAGCGAGCGCGCCGTTGCCTCCCTGTCGTTGACAATCACTTCATCAATGCGGTCCAGATTCGCGCTGTTGCCGGCGACCGATGCAGAAAGGGTTTTACGCGTGGCCACCTGAGCGAGGTTGGCCTGGATTATCGCAATTGCAGAGTTCTTCACCCCGCCCGTCATGCCGTCCATAGAAACGCTGATGTTGTCGATTCGCTGGCCTAGGGCGGTATCAGCCGTCGCAACGGTCTGCTCAAGCTGACTGAGTGAAGACGAAACATTCCCGACCGTGCTGGAAAGCTCATTAACGCTGGTCTGAACCTTCCCGACGTCCTGGGCATTTTTGACGATATCCTTCGCCTGCTGCTCCAGTTCGTCGTTGGCCTGTTTGATATCGTCAGCCATGCCAGCAATTTTTTCGTTGCTGTCCACCGCATTCTCGATCAGGTCTTTGAAGGTATCCGAGTCTTTAATCTCCTCCAGGATCACATCGGTGATGTCGGACACATCGATACTGGCCTGACCGCGCACCCATTCTGTGTAACCTGATTCGTTGCCGCTGCGGTCCACCAGTTGCGCGCGATACCAGAAAATCTGCCCAGCCTTAAGGCCCATCTGCTGATATTTGCGCTGCGGGTAAGGCACATCGGCCAGCAGCATCGCATCGTCTTCGGTACCGGTCTGGCTGTACTGAATTTCCGTCTTCAGCGTGTCGTCGGTATTCGCCGGAAATCCCCAATTCAGCTCGATACCGAATACCACGTTTTCAGAAGCGATGAAGCCAACCGGCTTCGGTGGATTGCCTACTTTACCCGTCAGCGTTTTCTCTTCTGAATAGCCCCATCCTGACGAGATTTCTGCGGTATTGATTGCGCGTACGCGCACCAGGTAGCGCCCGGCATAAATCCCGGGGACGTCGAAGGACGTGGTGGAGCTGCGCGGCACGTTAACCCAGTTACCGTCGTTGCGGCGCCATTGCGCTTCATAGGCAATAGCGTTCTGCGCCTGGTCCCAGCTCACGCGCATCGTTTCGATGCTGATATTTTGCTGCACCACAGAAAACGAGCTGATCACGATGTTCGCAGGCGGCGACTGGTTACCTGGCGGGATCACGCTCACCGGCCGCTGGTCAATGATGGCTCCGGTATCAATGCGATCGAATTTATCCGAATCGTGATTTGCACCGACGATTGTGAACGTGCCGTCATTATTATCAGTTACCGTAATAACGCGATACTGCTGTGCGTAGAGCTCGTCAGACTCAATGACCCATACGGCCTCAGCCACAGGCGTTTCGCTGTAAGCGGTCGTAACGGTCACTTTATTGCCCGTAATCGACTGAATGGTGCG